CTCCTGCATGGTCATCCATACAGTATCGGTCGGCATGGATACCGTTCCGCTCTCGCTGATAGTTATAACACCTCTGTTCATTTTTCGTCCTCCTTATTTCTCTTTTGGTCAGTTTCTTTTGTTTTTCTGCGTTGCATCAGTTTGTCCATGTCTATAGAAATCTTGTTATCGGTGATAACGGCATAGATTTGGGTGCTTCGCAGATTGGAATGTCCCATCATCTTGGCAACGCTTTCCATTGATATGCCCGAAGTAACCATGTTTACTCCGAATGTATGTCTTGCAACGTGTGCGGTAAGGTTCTCATTGATACCCAAAGCCACACCGAGTGAATGAAATTCAAACCACATGGAATCACGTGAAGAAAGAGGGAAAACAGGTTTGCTATCATCCGCTGTATTGTATAGCGACATTATTTGTTCAGCTATCGGATGCAAGGGAATGAACGCTTCGTTGTTGGTCTTTGCTCTTTTCTCACGGATGTATTTTCTACCGTCTGCCGTCATCCCGATATGGTGTGGATACAGGTTACGTAAATCGACATAAGCCAAACCTGTAAGGCTGGAGAAAACAAACATTCTGCGTGCCAACTCCAAAGCCTTATCCTCCATAGGAGTCTCCATAATGAGCAGCAAGTCATTTCTGGATATATGTCTACGCTTTGGTGAGCCTTTCTTTTCATATCCGACATCTTCCAATGGATTGAATTTCAGCAGACCTCTGTCAACAGCGATATAAACCAAGCGTTGCAGCCAACAAAGATTATGGTTCGTATTGGATGCACTATACCCTTTGCCAATCAAGAACAACTTATAAGATTTGCCAAATTCCTCAGTCAAATCTTCAAATGCAATGTCATTCATTCCTCGTAACCCGATGAACTCTCGCAAGTTGAGCTGCGATGTCTTAGATTGGCGATAAGAAGATGTTGAGTTAATACGGATGGAGCGCAGCCTAAGGCGTTCACGCTCCTCCTCGCCAGTGGCAAGCAATGTCATCGGGATAGTATTTGCATCAACAATAACATTCTTCAGAATCTCGGCGGTAACGATGCCCTTTTCCTTTACTGCCTGCTCGTAGGCTTCGTCAATTCTTTGTCTGAACGCTTGCAGTAGTCCGTTCACTCTTGCATTCTTGGCTTCACCTTTTTTCGTGTCCCATTCTTCGGGAGCACAGTAAAGACCTGTTGCTATGGCTGACACTTTGCCGTCAATCGTGATACGGCAAAATATAGATGTGGTTCCGTCTGCCTTTACTCTGCCACGGTTGATATAATAAAACTGCTTGTATGTACTTCTCATTGTTATGTTCCTTTCTTATTTTGTGATAATATTACAGGACAAACTTGAAGTCCTTGTTGGCTTCGATGAACTTGTCCATATCCTCAAATAGCTTTTTCGGGGTGACACGTGCATAGATTTGCGTGGTCTGAATGTTGTTGTGACCAAGCATTCTGCTGATAGTCTCTATCGGAACACCTTCCTCGAGCGTAACGAGCGATGCGAAACTGTGCCGTCCAACATGATAGACCAAATCCATACTTATGCCAGATAGTACTCGGAGACTTTTCATGTTACCTCTCAGCACTCGAAATTCCTGTGGCGGTAAAAGAGTAGGTCTTGTCGGGTCTTTGTATTTCTCCAACATGGCAAGCGTCTCTGGCAGCAGCTTCACACGTGCAAGCATCTTGTTCTTCTTTCTGTGGTATTTCAGCCAAAGGCTGCCCTCCTCATCACGAAAGAGGTTTTCTTCCGTGATGGAAACCGTATCGGCATAAGCCGTGCCTGTATAGCAAGCGAAAAGAAAAAGGTCACGGGTCAAAGCCAACGATTTTCTTCGCTCTGGTATTTCGAGGTCACGAATTTTCAGGAAGTCCTCACGTGTCAATGCCTTTGGTGGATTCTCTTTCTTTTGAGGTAGCTTGAAGTGCATGAAATGATAACGCTCGGAGTGTCCTGCCTTGAAAGCTATTCGGCAGGTCTTCTTCAAGATGGCGAGATAGTGGCGGACTGTATCAAGTGCAAGACCTCTCTCGTCCAAGCAAAAGTCCATGTACTCACGGATAAACTGCTCGTCAAGCTCACCGAATGCCACATCGTCAGTTCCATAACGCTTCTTGACGAACAATCCCAATGTCAGGCGAGTGTACTGGTAGTTTGGCAGCGTGCCTTTCTTGTAGTCGATGCCGATTCTTGACTCAATGTCCGCAATGATGGCGTCAAGCTGCTTCAACAAGGTCATCTGGGTGTCTGCACTGCATTGAAACAGATCCTTTATCGCCTTTGCGTCAAAATCCGTCTTGCGCTCCACAAGTGACTCGTAGGCTGAGTTTATTGCCAGCAACAGCTTGTCTATCTTGGCGTTCACTTCCACAGCCTCCTTGCTCTTGCCGTCAAGTCTGCTCTCACGTGGATTCCATAACTTTGGCGTACATGACAACTTGCAACCGAACTGCGCCATTGTTCGGTTGAGGGTGATGCGTCCCATGATGGGAGCCTTACCGTTCTTGTCCAATCCGCTCTTTTTAAGGTAGAGCAGCACCTTGAATTTTTCAACTTTCATCTGCTTACTTTTTTAGTTTGCAAAAATAATCAATCAGTAAGCATTCTCTATCATTGAAAGTTGTGCAGAACAGTGCAACAAACACTGGTGACAAACTATTTGTTTTTCACCTCGTTAGCAGTGTTGGTTTCGGTAACTGACCGCTAACGGTTTGGTAACTGAAATAACTCAATATCCTGCTCGGCTTTGCTTTGCAGCCAATTGGCAGAATTATGAAATATTGCTCATTCTCAACCACTTGCAGTTCATTCCTCTCATATTCACTTTCCGTTGCTTTTGCTTAAATTGTGCACTGTTTTAGGCATACGTTCGCTACCCTGCAGCTGGCAAGCGGCACCGACATCTATACCGTCAGCAAACTGCTTGGTCATACCAACGTCAAAACCACCCAGGTCTATGCAAAGGTGGTGGACGAAAAGAAGGAGAAAGCCACAGAGGCATTTACACTGGATTTGCCCATTATAGAGTAACCATAAAATAGAGATTGAGTTGAAACCATCTGCACGAACGGTGTGGGTGGTTTTTTATGCTTGTTTGTGAGGGATTAGCTTATGAAAACCTTATGAAACCCTTATGACAGAGCGCATAAGATATAGAAAACGTAATGAAATTCTCCATCAGTACAGCAGACAGTCAGAAGGATAGAAAGATGAAATTGCTGCTTGTCCTATGATTGTTTATGTGATACTTCTCAGCAGTAAATCAGTAATAAAAAAACATGTTCCTTTGCCCTTGTAATTATTAACTGATAATACAAACAATATGACTGAAATGAACCTCAAATTTGACGATTTGCCCAAAGCTATTTCGTGGATGATGAACAAGCTGAAAGAGCTTGATTTGAAACTAGACGGTATAACATCCCAGTCCAAAGAGGAACCGGAAGTGCAGTGGCTCAATCTGAAAGAGCTATGTGACTACCTGCCCAGCCATCCGGCAGAACAGACCGTGTATGGATGGACCAGCTGCCATCAGATACCTTTTCACAAGAAAGGCAAACGCATCATGTTTTTGAAGTCTGAGATTGACACTTGGCTTCACGAGAGTAAAATCAAATCACCGAAAGAATTAGAAACTGATGCTCTCCGATACGTACAATCTAAACGGAGGACTTGAACGAATCCGGAAAGCATCGATAAAATATAGTAAATTTATATACAATGAAACGAAAAGGCCCAAAAGGTCATCTCTCTTTTTGAGCAGATGAAAGGAGTCCACAACCACGTGGAAAGTAATGAAGATGTGGAGAACGAGCTTTATGAGCTGTTTCTTGAAGCAAGAGACAGCTATTCGAGTGAAGTAAAAGGAAGGCAGGTCAGGTTGGATTATTTCATAGAACTTTTCCTGAGCAGTCATTATTATATAGACTGCGAATATGCAAAGTGCAAGAATGCCCACCATAGGAATCTGACGCTTATTCGTCAGCTGTTCACAGACAGTTTCCATCTGGTCAAGCCGTTGTTTGTCAAGCCTTCTTTGACTCAAGCAGAGTTAAGTGCATTGGTCAATAGCCATCTCACTTCTGCAGTCTATTCCAAGAAGAGGGCTGCCTATTCATTGGGTTGCAGCTTTACCGATAAACAAATTGAACACATGGTCAACATTTCGGAAGAATACCACATCTTTAAAACAATGGACGGAAGCAATCTTCGGGATGCACTTCGCTCATTGTTTGGCTGTCAGAACGGATTCCGTTTGCAAGTATGTCACATCCGGAAAGCGGTGGTTTTTTTTGACGAGCTTCTCGAATGCAACCTGATAGGACGGAACTGGCAAACGGTACTCGATCGATGTGGTCTTTTAGTCTCTGTCCGCAGTGGAAAATTGATAAAAAGGACCTCACTTTCATCATCCCTCAGTAAAGCGAGGGCATCTGTTGCTGCAGAATACCAAAGCATACGCAAAGCTGTATTCGAAATGAAAAAAGAGGAACTGTATGAAAGCAGGTGAAGCAACGGAAATGGAAAAGAGTGATACTTGGAGTGATACTTCCCAAGTATCATTCTGAGTGTCATCTTCCGGATGCCATTCGCCTTTATTTTTGCGGCATAATAAAAAACATGTAAGGAGACCGGTCTCCGTTATTCAACGCTAAACGTATAACAATATGAATAAACGAATCGCATTCATGGCAAGGCTCAACGAACGCTTGTCGATCGTGGAAGAAGCATTGAACAAGATAGGGAAGTTGGATGAACTGAAACAGCGCCTGTTGACGTTGGAAAAGAATCTCTACCTGAGCAAGAAAGTATTGACTTTTGAAGAAGCCTGTTCCTACATGGGCATTTCCGAAAGTTTGCTGTATAAACTGACTGCTGCCAAGGAAGTGCCCCACTACAAGCCAAGAGGCAAGATGCTCTATTTTGACAAAGAGGAACTTGACAGTTGGCTGCTGCAAAACAAAGAGCCGTACAAGTCAGTAAATAAAGCTAATCGATTAACAGATTCTTATCATAATGAACAAGGAGCCCAAAACAATGAGTGAAAATGAAGAGTCGATGGAGAGTCGTCTGGAGCAAATCCTCAATGATGCCCTCATTAAGGCAACCGACACCTACTCGGTTCCTCCTCAAATCATCTGGGTGGATAATTCTACGATAGCTACCCTTGGTAACTTCAGTGCATCAACCGGAAAGGCGAAGGCAAAAAAGACATTCAACGTATCTGCCTTGGTAGCAGCCTCCCTTTCCAATGGTACTGTATTGAACTACCGGGCTTGTCTGCCCGAAGGCAAACGGCGCATACTTTATGTCGATACCGAGCAAAGCCGCTACCACTGCCATAATGTACTGGCACGTATCTTGAAGCTGGCAGGTCTGCCTACGGATATGGACAACCAGAACCTGGACTTTATCGGGCTTCGCGAATACACTCCAGCCATCCGCATGGAAGTCATAGACTATGCACTTGCGCACAACCATGGCTATGGCTTGGTCATTATAGATGGTATCAGAGATTTGCTGTTGGACATCAACAATGCAGGAGAATCGGTGGAAGTCATCAATAAAATGATGGAATGGTCATCGAAATATGACCTTCATATCCACTGCGTCCTTCATCAAAACAAGGGAGACAATAATGTGCGAGGACATATCGGAACGGAAATGAACAACAAGGCAGAAACCGTACTTGTCATTTCCAAAAGCACGACCAATCCGGATGTCAGCGAGGTACGTCCCCTGCATATAAGAGAGAAGGAGTTCAAGCCCTTTGCCTTTACCGTCAATGCAGAAGGACTTCCGGAAATAGCCAGGGAACATACCTGTGAGCAGCAGTCAAAAGCCAAATCTTCCCGAATCAGTTATAAAGACTTGACCGAAGAGCAGCATCGGGAAGCCTTGTCGGCAGCTTTCAAGGAAGCCCCCATCAAAGGCTATGAAAATGTGGTGCAGGCACTGATGGCAGCTTATGAAGAAATCGGTTTCAAGCGAGGTCGAAGCATCATAGCCAAGCTGCTCCAGTATTTGGTCAACGACTTGAAACTGGTGATAAAGAAGGACAAGATATTCTTCTACGACATGACTCCGATGGAGGCAGAGTTGTTCAGCGACAATGATAATGAATAAACGGACTCCAGAAAGTACTTTACTTTACACGGGTGCCTATACGGAAAAACGTGGATAAAGTAACTTTCCATAAAGCGTAACAAGTAATGAATATATCCCAAGCACATGAAATCAGCATCATTTCTTTTTTGGAAAAGGAAGGATTTAGACCTTGCAGGATCTATGGCGATAACTATTGGTATCGTTCCCCTTTGCGGGAAGAGAAAATAGCGTCTTTCAAGGTTAATCGTGATATCAATCGGTGGTATGACTATGGCATGTCCGAAGGAGGAGATATTGTGGAGTTGGCAAAGCGATTAAGGGGTTTGCCAACCGTATCAGCCACGTTGGAATATCTGGAGGGAGAAAGCGGATGCGCTGTTCGTTCTGCAATACCTCGTGCAAGTTCCAGCCAGGCGCAGCCAAGCCATGAGCAGCCAACCTTCACTGTGCATCCTTTGAAGAACAAGTCTTTGCTCAGTTATTTGCGTTCGAGGCAGATTGATGAATCCATCGGTTGCACCTATTGTCAGGAAATCCATCAAAAACAGAAAGGAAAATGGTATTTTTCCGTGGCTTTCGGTAACCAGTCCGGAGGTTACGAGTTACGCAATCCCTATTTCAAGGGCTGTATGGGAAGTAAGGATTTGAGCATCATCGCCTATTCACCGGGCGAAATCCAGAAAGGATGCCTTGTTTTTGAAGGCTTTATGGACTTCCTGTCCTTCCTGACTTTAGTAAAGAGGCAGGATTATCTTTTCCGCATGGAGAGTCCGTGTGACTATCTCATCTTGAACTCCGTTTGCAACCAGAAGAAAGTGTACCAATATCTGGAGCGTTACAGACACATCCATTGTTTCTTGGATAATGATGCTGCCGGGAAAGAAGCGACAGAATCCCTCCATAAACTATTTGAATACCGGGTTACGGACGAATCCTTCCGTTATGCCGACTACAAAGACATCAATGACTATCTGATGAATAAGAAGACTGAGCAACAAGATGTTGCACAAAAACAATGAAATATGGAAACTCGCAGAGTAATAGTAGAGATTAAGCCGGACCAAACCTATTCGGTCAGTGAAGCGGCACGTTATTTGGGTATTCACCGATGTACCATCTATGTATATGTGTTACTGCCCAATCATCCGTTACCTTTCATCCAGGTGCCGGGCAAGGTAAAAATCCGTTTTCTTGGCAGCGACCTCATAGCATTCAAGGCGGCAGGTCTCCCAAAGAGAGGTCGAAAGATAAGGGGAAATCGTGAGTAACGTCCCCTTATCTTGTTCCCGTCTATGGATGGAAGAGATTGACGATAGTCAACCCTCTCTTCCAAGCCTTGCGGCACGTATAGTATGTACCACCCTGGGGCTTTCCGTCAAAGTAGGCAATCACACTTCCGGAGTGTTGCAGCATGTAGTCGTTACGTTTCAAAAGGCATCCTTTGAAATAATTCTCGCTCAACACGATGACCTTGTCCGCCTTGTCGAGGATAAGGTCATAGCGGTTTTGTTCCGATACATTCCATCGGCAGTTCTGCCCTTTGAATGGAACAACAGCTATCAGCTGCAAAGAAGGCAATTTCCCCTTGAGTGAAAGTACGACTTCGGCAGCCATTAGGTCAAAGCCCAATGCCATGCCACAGAAACAGCGGTATTTTCCCTGCTTGTAAGCAAGGATAACGGCTTGTTTCAGCCGTTCCCTTACTTCACTTTGTTGTTCGGATGGTATCTCTCTATGTCCTGTAAAGGCTATGGAAGCCTCCTTATAAAAATCCTTTTGTATCATTGTGCATTTACTTTATAGTGTGTTTTTGCCAAGAATATGCCACCGATAACATGTGCTCCCAACTGCTCTAATTGGTCGGAATAAGTTGCCCAAGTGATGCCGCGTGTTATCACGTCGTCAAAGGTTACGATTGTTTTATCGCAGAACCACTTTTCATCAAAAGTGATGATGTTCACTTTCCGAATTTCCTTTTCCAATTTGCGGTTTTCGTGGATAGCAAGCCGTCCGCCAATTACCTTTATATGGTCAAAGCCATTGATAGCTCCGGTCAGTTCACATACTCTTTCGCAAAAAGCCTTGTAGCGGAGTTCGTTCTTCTCGTTGGTAGAAGCCGGAACCGGAACGAAGACGATGCCCGAACACTTTTCGCCATATTGTTCCTTCATGCTTGTTGCGGTCATTTGTGCCACTGCTTCAAAACTTCTTCCGTCTTTGAAGTCATATACCATCTGTCTGTCAGCGATTTCCTTTTCACCCACGTTGCGAATGCGCTTAGGAAAATACTTGCAGAACCAAGTCTGAGGTTTTGCCAACTGCTGTTTGAGGTTATTGTCAATCTGTGCCATACGCTCTGATTTTTTTCCCTTTTGTTTTGCTGTTTTGCAGCTTGACCGAAGGGATGTTTTTTGCTTTTTTCAGAGTGCTGGCAACCACCAACGAAGGCAAATTCAGGGCAGAAAATACGCTCAACTTGTTTGAGGAAGATTTTCTGCAAGGGATTTGACGCCTTGGTGGGGCAGCAATACCTTTGCAAAAAAATATCCTCGCAGGTAAGATGATAAAACGGAAGTGTTGTATTCAACCTATACCCTTGGAAGAACTTCCATCATCCTATGCAGTTCCAATTTCTTTTTTAATTCCATTGACTTCCCGGCAGACCTGCCAAGACAGATTGTCCGTCCGCTTCTGCAAGCATACAAGCCAACAGCCAGGCATCAGTACGGATGGCATCCATATCGCTTATCGCTTGTTGCAAACGGGAAGGCGCAATGACTCCCGACTTAATCATCCATTCCTCGGCACAAATTTCCGGGTCAATGGCATCCACGAATGACTCTATCTCTTTGACGAGATTGCCAATCTTCCCATCTCCCATTTTTGCAGTGAAAGAAAAAGGTACTCCGCTAAGCGTTTTTCGATGAAAATCAATATAAAGCTCCCCATCCTTGTACCGGGGTGTAGCAGTCCATCCAAGCTGGATGGCAATAGCAAATACGTTTGTAGTCATACACTTATCTTTAATTATCTGTTAGATACCTGCCTTATCCGTGTATGGACAAGGCAGGTTGTTTTCACTTTGCACTATCACTCAATAGCCCATTCTTGCAAGGAACTCC